TTGGGCGACCAAAGGGTGACGCAGCGATAATCAATGAATACAAAGCACGTATGTTGGCTTCTCCGAAGTCACGTAAGGTCCTAGAGACTATTTTTGATGCTGCTTTGGACAACGACCATAAAAATCAGGCTGCTGCTTGGAAGTTAGTTATGGACCGTATACTGCCTGTAGGGGCGTTTGAAAAAGACGTCGTCAAGGACAGTGGTCGTAACGCTATCCAAATTAATATTACTGGTGTTGGTACTGCAGAAGTAACCACCCCCGACGACATCATAGAGGGAGAGGTCATAGATGAGTCTTAAGCACTTCAAAAGAGAAGAGTTTGACTGTCAGGTCACTGGTACCAACAACATGGAACAAGAGTTCCTAGAGAAGTTAGACCAATTGCGGGGTGCATGTGGCTTCCCCTTTGAGGTAACGTCGGGTTACCGTCATCCAACCAAGCACCCCATTGAAATGAAAAAGGCGGTGCCGGGGACACATGCCCAAGGTATTGCGGCTGACATAAAAATAACTAATGCCGCCCACCGCTACACTATAGTAGCCAATGCTTTGAACCTTGGCTTCACAGGTATAGGCATTGACGACGGTTTTGTACACGTGGACACTAGGGGTTCTACTCCAGTGCTTTGGTTGTACTGATGCTTCATACAAAACACATTACGCTAACAAACGCTACTGAGCAGACGTTATTTACTATACCAACAGGCTATACAATACATATTGTGTATATCTTTATTGCCAACCATGGTGGCAGTACAAACCAAGTAAGTCTTTGGTGGGAAACAGGCGGTGTAGACCAAATGTACTTTTTTGACAGTACTAGTATCGGTTCAGGAAATAAAGAAATACTAGGTGGTCAAAACGACAAAGGCATCTTTGTTTTGCACAATGGAGATACTGTAAAAACTCAAGCATCTTCAGCAACAGGACAGATGGAAGTAGCAGTTACCTTTGAGCTTTTAGAAAGACCAGCAGCGTTTAGTAACTTTAATGGATCTTAATATAGAATTACTGCCTTGGCAACAACAAGTCTGGGCAGACGACACACGTTTTAAAATAGTAGCTGCTGGGCGACGTACAGGTAAGTCTAGGTTAGCAGCATGGATGTTAATCGTTAACGCACTACAGGCGGACAGAGGTCATGTATTTTACGTCGCACCTACTCAGGGACAGGCCAGAGACATTATGTGGCAAACCCTGCTTGAATTGGGGCACCCTGTTATCAGCGGTAGTCATATTAATAATCTGCAAATTAAGCTTGTCAACGGTGCTACAATTAGTCTAAAGGGTGCAGACAGACCAGAAACAATGCGAGGTGTTTCTCTTAAGTTTTTAGTCATGGACGAATACGCCGACATGAAACCGGAAGTATTTGAACAGATCCTGAGACCTGCCTTGGCTGACCAGAAGGGCTGTGCGATGTTCATAGGGACACCTATGGGCAGGAACCACTTTTACGAGTTGTACAAATATGCGGAGCTAGACAATGATGAAACGTACAAAGCTTGGCACTTTACTTCTTACGACAATCCATTGCTGGACCCGGACGAAATTGATATTGCTAAAAAGTCTATGTCTTCTTATGCGTTTCGCCAAGAGTTTATGGCGTCGTTTGAAGCTCGTGGGTCAGAAATGTTTAAGGAAGACTGGGTCCAGTTTAGTGAAGATAGGCCCGAAGTAGGAGATTATTACATTGCTGTTGACTTGGCAGGATTTGAAGAAGTCAATAAGAAAAAAACCAAGAACAGTAAACTTGACGAAACAGCCATTGCCGTGGCTAAGGTCAGTGAGCATGGTTGGTATGTTGACAATATCATATACGGTAGATGGTCACTTGACGAAACAGCAACTAAGATATTTCAGGCCGTTAGAGACTACCGTCCCGTGTCGGTGGGAATCGAAAGAGGTATTGCTAAACAAGCCGTCATGTCACCTCTAACGGACTTACAAAAGAAGTACGGTACGTTTTTTAGAGTAGAAGAACTGACACACGGTAACAAAAAGAAAACCGACAGGGTAATGTGGGCGTTACAGGGGCGCTTTGAAAATGGGTACATTACGCTGAACAAAGGGGAATGGAACAGTCGTTTTCTTGACCAATTGTTTCAGTTCCCTGATCCTTTAACTCATGACGACTTGGTGGACGCTTTAGCGTACATCGACCAATTAGCTAACGTGGCCTATGACTACGAATACGAAATAGACGACCACGACATCTTAGACATAGTGGCGGGATACTAACATGGCAGAATTATACGAAACAGACCCACTCATGGTTGAAGAAACTATCGAAGACTGGGTTATTACAAAGTGTGAAGACTGGAGGGACTATTACGAAAGTAATTATGAAGCAAGATTTGAAGAGTATTATAGACTATGGCGTGGCATATGGGATCCTGCTGACAGTGAGCGTAAGTCTGAGCGTTCCCGTATTATTTCTCCTGCACTTCAACAGGCAGTTGAGTCTAATGTAGCAGAACTAGAAGAAGCTACGTTTGGACGTGGCAAGTGGTTTGACGTAAGTGACAACATGGGCGACACTGAACGCCAAGACGTGCAGTTCCTGCGTAACAAGCTTACGGAAGACTTTGAAGACTGTATGGTACGTAAGTCTGTCGCAGAGTGTCTCATTAACGCTGCAGTCTTTGGTACTGGCGTTGGTGAAATCATCATCGAAGATATGAAAGAAATGGCTCCTGCTACTCAGCCCATCATGGGTGGTGACTTACAGGCTGTCGGCGTCAGTATTACTGAAAGAATAAAAGTAAAACTTAAGCCTGTTCTACCTCAGAACTTTCTAATTGACCCTGTGGCTACGTCTGTAGAAGACGCCCTAGGTGTGGCTATTGACGAGTTCGTAAGCCGACATCATGTTGAAATGTTACAAGAACAGGGCGTGTACCGTGACGTATATGTAGGCATGGCTGCTCCTGATACAGACCTAGAGCCTGACCAAGATATTACTATTTACAACGACGACAAGGTACGTTTAACTAAGTACTATGGTTTGGTGCCACGAGAGCTACTTAAGTCTGTCATAGACGAAGAATTTGGTGAAGACGACGTAGAGGACGAAGAAGACGGCCCTAAGTACGTTGAAGCTGTTGTCGTAGTCGCTAACGGAGGTATACTTCTGAAGGCAGAGGCTAACCCCTACATGATGCAGGACCGTCCTGTAGTAGCTTTCCCTTGGGACGTAGTACCCGGCAGGTTCTGGGGTCGTGGAGTCTGCGAGAAAGGTTACAACTCTCAGAAGGCTTTGGACACAGAGCTACGAGCACGTATTGATGCTCTAAGCCTCACTATACACCCAATGATGGCTATTGACGCCACACGGCTACCACGAGGGGCAAAACCTGAGGTACGTCCCGGTAAGATGATTTTAACCAACGGAGACCCTCGTGAAGTACTTCAACCCTTTAACTTTGGTCAAGTTAATCAAATCACTTTTGCTCAAGCCGGAGCATTGCAGCAAATGGTACAGCAAGCAACAGGAGCCGTTGACTCAGCAGGAATTGCGGGTCAGGTTAATGGCGAGAGCACTGCCGCTGGTATTAGTATGTCTCTTGGCGCTATTATTAAACGCCACAAGCGCACACTAATTAACTTCCAACAGTCCTTTTTGATTCCATTTGTCAAGAAAGCAGCTTATCGGTACATGCAGTTTGACCCAGAAAACTACCCTGTTGCGGACTACAAGTTCAACGCTAGTAGCACTCTTGGTATTATTGCTCGTGAGTACGAAGTCACCCAGCTTGTACAACTGTTGCAGACCATGGGTAAGGACTCACCGCTGTACAATACGTTAATTCAGTCGGTTATCGACAACATGAACCTGTCTAACCGTGAAGAACTACTAGCAGCTATAACACAAGCTATGCAGCCTAATCCTCAGGCACAACAAATGGCTATGGCTTCACAACAAGCACAGCTACAGTTCCAACAGTCCCAGACAGCATTGTTGTCGTCACAGGCGCAAGAGTCACAGGCTAGGGCTACTAAGTTGTCTGCAGAGGCTCAGGCAGTACCTATGGAGCTTGAAATTGACCGTATCAACGCAGTCACTCGAAACTTACGTGAAGGTGACCAAGAAGACAAAGAGTTTGAGCGTCGTATGCGTGTCGCTGATACTCTCCTTAAAAAACGAGAAATAGAAGGTAAAACTAATGTTGACAGACCACGAACTGAGAGCGCTACTCCAGAGAACCAACCAAGAGTTTCAACACCAATGGAACCGAATAACGGAACTGGAAGCCAAGGTGGAGGAGTTGTCTAATGCCCAAGTCCAAGGACCCAAAACTAGCACGGGCGGGGGTAAGCGGGTACAACAAACCAAAGCGAACACCTAGTCACCCTACTAAGAAGTTTGTAGTAGTAGCCAAAGAAGGTGACAAAACAAAGACCATACGCTTTGGTGACGCTAAGATGACTATTAAGAAAGACCAGCCTGCACGACGAAAGTCGTTTAGAGCACGTCACAAGTGTGACACAAACCCACCCAGCAAACTAACGGCACGATACTGGTCGTGTAAGAAGTGGTGATAATATGAAAGTCAATGCACCTAAAGGCCATCACTGGATGAAAAGCGGCAAAGGTTATAAACTAATGAAAGACCCTGCAGACGGCTACAAGCCACACAAGGGCTCATCCAAAGCTGCAAACTTTGAAGTCCAAAAAGTTCACAAAAAGTAAGGAGATAGTTATGGGATACGGTAACGCATACGGCGGAAAAAAGAAAAAAGTAAAAAAGCCAAAGGGTAAGTAGTTATGGCAAAAAGCACTATACCTAAGAATGTAAAGAACAAGGCACTTTACTCAAGGGTAAAATCTGAAGCTAAACGCAAGTTTGATGTTTTTCCTAGTGCTTACGCTTCTGCTTGGATAGTCAAGACCTACAAAAAACGTGGCGGTACTTATGCCTAGAAAACGTCAGACAGGAGGGGCTAGTCGTCCCAAGAAAGGTTTAACCAAATGGTTTGCTGAAGAGTGGGTCGACGTCAAAACAGGCGAAAAGTGCGGACGTAGTGGTAAAGAAAAAAAGAAACGTCCGTACCCTTCCTGCAGACCTAAGGCTGTTGCAGCCAAGATGACCAAGGCTG